ACAGCGAGGTGATGACCAGCTGTCCAGTCGCCCCGTACCACGTCACCTTCCTCCAGGCTGGGGCCAGCAAGTATTTTGTTGTCGGCGGACTGGCAAAAATCTACGTCCATGATGGAACCTCCTGGACAAACATCACCCGTCAAACGACTGGATCCGATGTGGACTATTCCGCGACTGCAGCCGAGGGTTGGTCCTCCACCCTGATCGGCGGCATCCTGGTGATGTCAAATGGGTTTGATGATCCCCAGTTCTGGGCCTTGTCGTCTGGTGTGCCCAGCACCTCCAACAAGATGGCAGATCTGAGCAACTGGCCTGCCTCTACAGAATGCAAGTCCATGCGGTCTTTCCGGTCTTTCCTGGTCGCGTTGAATGTGACAGAGTCCAGCGTCAACTATCCGCGCCTGGTCAAGTGGTCAACAGAGGCGGCAACCCAGGCAGTACCTGCCTCCTTTGATGATACGGATGCAACGGTTGATGCAGGCGAGTACGAGTTGGGATCTGCGTCTTCAAAGATTGTAGACGGTCTCCAGTTGAGAGACACATTTATGATCTACACAGAGCGGGAAACATTCTCGATGTCCTTCGTCGGGACTCCTTTCATTTTCCAGTTCCGCATGTTGTCGCCAACGGTGGGCGCAATGGCGAAGAACTGTGTCGTGGAGTTCGATGGTGGTCACTTTATCTTTGGCCGGTCGGACTTCTACCTGAACTCCGGCGACAGGATCACACCACTGTTGCCGACCAAGATGCGAGACCATGTCTATGGTCTGATCGATGGTGAGTATGCGGAGAAGAGCTTCTGTGTCGCAGACTATTCAGCTAACGAGATCCTGGCCTGCTTTGTCAGTTCCGAGTCTACGTCCACTCAGGTTGATCGAGCCGTGGTTTGGAACTACGCCAACAACACGTTTACGATGCGGGATCTTCCAGATGTTGCTTTCATCTCTGCTGGGGTGATCGATAACCCGAACTCCTTCACCACCTGGTCCGCAGCCACATCCACTTGGGCCACCGCACCAGGTGCCTACGCCCAGAGTTACGACAAGTTCGAGGACGTGCTGGTGTTTGCCTCACCCACGGACACCAAGCTGTACCGAGATCGGAGCAGCAACCAGGAAGACACGACAGATATGACATCCTTCATCGAGCGCACCGGTTTGGCGATGACCTCCCAGGGGGCACCCGACCAGACCACGGTGAAGCGGATAAAGGCGATCTGGCCGAAGATGAAGATCGACAACGAAGACACCGTTGATGTTTACGTCGGTACGCAGATGTCTACCGAGGCAGCGGTATCCTGGGAAGGACCGTTCGAGTTCAACCCGAACACACACAGCAAGGTATCTTGCCGCGCAACTGGGAAGCTGTACGGTGTCAAGTTTGAATCAAGCTCAGACACCCACTGGCAGCTGGCTGGTCTTGCGTTTGAGGTTGAAGACGCAGGTCGTAGAGGATCGAGGTCTTACTGATGGTGATGGCATCAGTCAAGAAGGTTAAGTCGGTCACACGTTACGAGCCTGGCCCACTGCCAGAGAAGAACGAGGATCTTGGCGTTTATGTCGTCACGGAACTGACGCGACTCGGCAACATCCTCCTCAACCAGTCGCTGATGCGGCTGGAACAAACGAACACAGCACCGGATAAACCCAGGGACGGGGACATCAGATATGGCGACGGAACGAATTGGGATCCAGGGAGTGGCGCAGGAATCTACTGGTACGACGGATCAAGCTGGACCCAGCTCTAAATTAATCCTTATCCACCCTGAGCTGATCGATGAGATCTGGCCCCAGGTGGAGAAACACCTCGACCGTATCGCGCCCCACTCAGAGGGGGAGCTAACGACTCAGGACTTCCACACCGCTCTACTGTCAAAAGATATGCAGCTCTGGGTCGCTGTGGACGATGAACTGCAGGTTCTGGCCTCGATGGTGAGTCAGATTATTTCCTACCCTCGCAAGCGGGTTCTACGGATCCTGGCGATTGGTGGTGTGGACATGGAGAGGTGGATGGAACACCTCCCAACTGTTGAAGACTGGGCGATGGAGGTTGGTTGTTCATCTCTTGAGCTGTGGGGCCGCAAGGGTTGGCAGAAAATTCTCAAAGACTGGAATGACAGTTACGTTGTTATGACAAAAGATTTGAAAACGAGGATGCACTGATGGGGAAAGCTACTGAGGGCGGTCTTGCTGTTGGTCCTACGGGTGAAGTATTTGCGACTGGACCAGGGGGGCCAGAGGGAGCGGAGTGGTCGAGTGCTATGTCTACTCTAGGCGGTCTACTCTCATTGGATCCTCGCGCCGCATTAATTAGGGGCGTTGGCGGAATGGTCAAGGGGATTTCGTCTGTAGCAACACCTGGTGTAGACACTGGTAGTCCTCCTATGGCGGGTGATTCTCCAGGATGGGAGCATTCTCCAGGAGAGGGCGGAATATCTGCTGACACCATCCACAACATCCATAGCGAAGAGGGTGTTTTCCCTACGACCACCACTTCTACAACAACATCCTCCGCTGAAGAACCCGTCCCGTCTGTGTCTCTCAGCCCAGGGACATTTCAACCGTTCCAACCTGGTAACTACCCCTACCTGATGGGTCCGCGTTTTTCGTTCGGGCCAGTCCAAAGTTACGATCTTAATTATCAACCCTGGACCCAGGCGTACTGGGAAGCGAACAATCTTCCGATGGGGTTGATGGCTTACAACTATCCTGGCGGCGGCATTCTCGCGCCTGGGGGTACGAGTGGCGTGAACCTTCCGGTTTCTGCTCCTGGTGGGTTGGTTGGGTCTACTGCTGGTTCAACCATTGGTTCTACGACCGGTTCAACCATTGGTTCTACCACTGGTTCAACGACTAACGATACAAGAACCGACGAAGAAAAAGCCCATGACGAGGATAGGAAACAGGGCGGTGGTACAAGTCCAGATGGAGACACCGGTAATCCTTACATCGATGAGGATCCCGTCATTCGGCAGGCGAGAGCTGAAATAGGCCGATACAGCGAAGATCAACTTCGGAATTTTAATTTTGGTGATCTGGATCCATACGATACTGAATCGATGATCATGGACGAGGTGAGGGAATTTGGTCTACTCAATTCAGAGGCCGAAATACTGCGCGACCAGATGTATAACAATCCTGTTGGTTTGATCTCTACGCTTGAACCTGGGATTCCTCAGCAGAACGCGACAACCGGAGAGATAGCAGTAGCGGCTGCAAAGCAGGCGGAAGCTGATCGGATCGCGTCAATTCCAGATGTCATAAATCGTGCCGTAGCTATAAGGGCAGCAGAAAAAGCGCCATCAGGTGACATGGAGAGAAGGGCTGCTGATGCTGCGGCAAAGGCAGCTCAAGCAGCACGGAATCGAGCAAAAGCAGCGGCAGCTCAAGCAGCACGAGATCGGGCAGCTCAAGCAGCAGCACACCAACGAAACGTCGCGAAAGCAGCAGCACTAGCAGCAGCCCAAGCAGAGCGTGACCGGCAGAGTAGGGCGCAAGCGGCGGCAGCAGCAGCGGCGGATAGAAAAAGAGCAGAAGCAATATTTGCGGCAGATAGAAGAAATCAGAGTTCGGTCGAAGCGGTGTTGGCATCATTGCGCGGAGCGGGTAGCGGAATAGGTGCTGGCGCAGGTAATCGAGGTGGAATAGGAAGACTGGGTAGCGGCCCGTTAGGTCATTCGGCGGATGTCGGACGTGCATCGATGGGCAGAGCGTTCTAATTGAGGAACATGATATGAGTGGCGGAAGCAGAACAACGATTAGCGAACAACGGGCAGAACCCTGGGAGATCCAGGTTCCTTATCTGACCGGAGGTTTCGAGCAAGCGAAAAACCTCTATAACCGAGGAACGCCGAAGTTCTACGGCGGACCGACGGTTGCGGGGTTTGATCCTTCCCAGGAGATGGCCCAGACCGCGACTCTAGGCTACGGCATGGGTCCACGACCGGCAGCTCAACAGGCAGCCGCAGAACAGGCTTTCGTCAGGGGTGCCGGTGGTCAGGTCAACACCGACGTGTTTAACCCGATGATGGACGTTCTCGGGCGGCAGATGAAAAGCCAACTGGAGAAGAAGGTACTGCCAGGGATCAGGTCGAAACTCGTTGACTACCAACCAGGCGGCAGCTCGGTCGGTGACAACATC